GTGGTGGATCCGGTCGCGGGTGCGACCGGGGGTCGGTGGGCCGCCGCGTTCGCGGGGGCCGGTGCGTTGGCGCGGCCGGCGTGCCGGAACGCGCTGAGGTCGAAGCGGTCGACGCTGGCGTAGGAGTCCCACAGGTCCCAGAAGCTGCCGGAGCCGCCCGGGGTGACCTGCTCGCCGGCGGCGGAGCCCTTGTCGTCGTCGGTGGCGACCCGGTCTGCGAGGCCTGCGGCGACCGCCTCGTCGGCGGTGTACCAGGTCTCGGCGCGCATCAGGTCGCGCCACTGCTCGGCGGTGCCGCCGGCGCGGGCCGCGTACGTCGAGGCGATCGCGTCGGAGGTCGAGTCGAGCATCCGGCCGGCCCGCTCCATCTCGGCGGCGTTGCCGACGCAGAAGCCCCACGCGTCGTGGATCATCATCTGGCTACCGACGCCCATGACGACCTCGTCGCCGGCCATGGCCACCACCGAGGCGGCGGAGGCGGCCATGCCGTCGACGTGCACGACGATCCGGGCCTTGTGCTGCCGGAGCATGTTCGCGATCGCCACCCCCTCGCTGACGTCCCCGCCGGGGGAGTTGATGTGCAGCCGGATCTCGTCGACGTCCAGGCCGGCGACGTCGCGGACGAAGTCGTCGGCGGTCATTCCGAACCAGCCGCCGAGGGTGTCGTACACGTACACGTCGGCGCTCGCCGGCGACGACGCATCGTCGTCGTCCGGCTCGGTGGCGGCGGCGAGCACCGGGCCGATCCGGTACCAGGTGGCGTCGCGGCGGCCGGAGTCCAGCGCGACCGCGCGGCGGGTGGACGCCTGCCGGTAGTCCGGCCGGCGCTCCGGCAGCAGCCGGAGCAGGTCGAGCAGGTCGGCCTGGCGGCTCATCAGCTACCTCCGTTCGCCGGCGTCGGAGCCGGACTGTCCTTCGCCGGCAGCCCGTAGTGCTGCCGCGTGGCTTCCTCGAGGGACCGGTCCGGCCGGAGGATTCCGGCGTCGACGAGCAGCTTCAGAGCCGCCGCGGTGGCCGCCTGCTTGCTGCCGATCTCGTCGAAGACGACCCGGGGCGCGGGCTCGTTCTCGCCCCAGTTGAGGTCCACCAGGTCCTCGACGATGTGCTGGCTGGCCACGTCCGCGATCTGCTCGGCGAGGGCCTGGAGTGACATCGTGAAGAAGTCCGCGAAGGTGCTGCCCAGTGCCCACGATCCGGTCTGCGTACCGAGGTTCAAAAAGTGCGCCAGGACGCTGCGGCCGATCTGCTCGTCGTGGTAGCGGATCGACGGCAGCGCCTGCGGCAGGTCACCCTCGACGCCCCGCAGCACGATGTCCGCGCCGTCCGCCACCGCGCCGGCGGAGCTGTCACCGGCCCGCCACCGCCGGGCCATCTCCAGACCTGGCGTCAGATCTTTCTCGCCTGGTGCGCCCCGGTAGAGCGGGATGCCCATGCCGTTGCGCTCGATCGTCTGCGCGTCAACGCGCAACAGGCGGTCCTTGATCAGCCAGTTCTTGTAACAGCCCCGCAGCACGCTGCGCCCGACCCAGTTCCCACCCTCGCGCTCCAAGATGTACGCCACGAGCCGATTCACGGGAATCGGCCGCGTCCGGGCGCCGACCTTCGACGAGAACTGGGTGATGCTGATCAGGCCGCCGTCGTCGGCGACGTTGATCTGTTCGATGGTGCGCGGCAGCCGCTCGCCGAGCTTGCGCAGCCGCGCCCGGCCGTCGACGATCCGGTACACCTGCTCGAAGTAGGCGTGGCCGAACGGGAGCATGAGCAGGGCCATCCGCAGGTGCTCCGCCCAGCTGAACCGGTCCCGGGTGCGCGGCAGTGGCCGCGGCTCAGCCCCCACGATCGGCAGGCCCAGGTTGTCGGCGACAAACTCGGTGACCTCGTCGCGGGCCCCGGCCGGGTCGATCCGCCACGGTGTACGCCGCACCGGGTAGGTCACCGCCCGCAGCACCGACCCGACCTGGGCGTCCTGCGACCGCATCGCGTCGTACACCTCGATGGACCGCGGCCACCGCAGCTCCGGCGTCGGCTCGTCCTCGGCGAACTCCAGCCAGCCGAGCACCTGCGACCGGGCGGCGTACCCGATCTCGCTTACTGGTGCCGTCATCGCCACCCCCTCGGGTCAGAACCCGGCCGTGGCCAGATCGTTCGTCTCGGTCTCGCCGGCGACGGCCGGCGCGTTCACCGGCGGCGGAGGCGGCGGCTCCTCCGGTGGGACCACCGACAGACCCCAGTACGCGCCGGTCGCGCCGACCAGCGTCGTGATGTCCACGTCGGACTTACGGCGTGCCCACGCCCACAGGCCGTCGCCGATGTCGCGGGGCACCGCGCCCTTCCACGCCCGCTCCAGTGCCGGATCGCCCAGGTGGACGACCTCGCCGGACTCGATCGCCACCGCGATCGCCTCGCAGGCCTGGCCCATGTCCCGCAGGCTCATCTGCCGCGGCGCGATGCCGACCTCCGCGAGCTTCGGCAGCAGCGCGCCGGCCGGGCCGGCCGGGTCGACGATCCAATCCAACGGGTCGTGGACGCGCTTCAGGATCGCGGCCGCGGCCGGCACCCAGGCCGCGCCGGGTCGGTGTGCCACCACCTCAAGGTGGGTGCGCCCGTCGGCGCGGGGGATCGCGGCCAGAATCGCCGCCGACCGCGACTTCGGGGCGACGTCGATCATGAACACCGGCCGACCGGGCGGGGCCGACGTCTCGTCGACGCGGTCCGCCCAGTGGGTGAGCAGCTCGCTGACCACGCTGACCGGGTCATCCCACCAGCCCAGGCGCTCGCGGCCGAACTCGCGGGGCGTCATGGTGGCCCGCTCGCCACGTACGAACGCGATCGTGATCCGACCGCGCCCGATCGCGTGGTTCGACGCCCGCCAGCGCGTCTCGTCGTCCAGCGAACAGCCCTCGACGCCGGGCTCGTGTGGGCACTCCAGTCCCTGCTCGCAGCCTGGGTCGTCCCAGCTGCCCGGCGCGCACCACTCGATGTAGATCAGCGACGGGTCACCGCCGCGGCGTCCCCGGTCGCGGATCCGTCGTAGGTGATCCGACTCGGCCTTCCCGGCCGACGAGGCATAGCTGATGACGGGGTTCCCCCGGGCGGACAGCGTCGGAATCAGGGAGCCCATCGCCGTGGCGCTGAGGAACAGGCCCTCGTCGAAGACCAGGCGCTTGCCGCCGAGGCCGCGGCCGCCGCCAGCAGTGCGAGCCAGGAACTCCAGCGAAGCGCCGTTGACCAGCTCGATTGCCTCTTCGCTCTTCGACTCGTTGATGCTGGCCACGCGCTTGCTGAGGTACTCCGACCCTTCGATCAGGGCCTTCACCTCATCGAACGCCTCCCGGGCTGTCCGCTTGAGGTGAGCGGTCCAGATGATCCGGTCCGGGTCGTCGTCGAAGAGGAACAGGTCGGCAAGGGTGATCGGCAGAACGACCTTCATCGTCTTGCCGTTCTGCCGGCCCTCGATGATCGCGTTCTCCAGCGCCAGCCACCGGCCGCCCGGCCCGTACGACGCGAGCGCGTCGATCGCCAGGCGCTGCTCCGGATCCACGTCCAGGTGGATCATGTCGCAGAAGTCGATGATCTCCGGCCCGTACGAGCCGCGCCTGGGTGGCACCCACAGGTACGCCGGCTGCGTCACCGACTCGGGCGGCGCGACCATTACGCCCCCTTCGCCTTGGCCTTGCGGCGCTGCGCCAGCTCGTCCATCGCGTCCGGCGCGACCGGCGCTCCCTCGAGGGCCGCCGCCATGGTTCGCAGCTGCTGCGAGGACAGCGAGGACGCCTGCGAGGCGGTCAGCGTTGCCGAGTCCAGGTCCCGGGCCAGCCGCAGGGCGATCGCGCCGGCGGTGGTGTTGACCCGCTGCCGCGCCTCCAGGTCCCGGCGGGTGGCCGTCTCGATCGGACCCGGCTCGGCCGGCTTCGCGGGCAGCGGGGTGATCGGAGCGGGCTGCTGGCGGGGTGGACGGCACTTCTCGCAGTACTCGCGGCGCGATCCCAGCGGCCGGGTGAAGCGTTCCGGGCAGGTCGTGGTCTTGCAGCGCCTCCGCTGTCCGGCCACCGATGATCACCGCCCCGCCGGAAAAAAGC